CTCGTCATACCGCTGAGGCTCAGTCATACGAACAAAAGGATCTCGTTCGTATTCAGGTCCAAATAAAGACCTGGTTAAAGTGTAAATTGATATCACTTCAGAACCAACAGTACCGCGTGTAGTAAACGGATCTGTCTCCTCTCGGAGACCAGAACGTACGTACACGCTATAGTGTGGAAATATTACATCTCCACGCTCTTCGGCCTTGTACTTCTTAGGCCGGAGTCTGTAAGTTTTAAAGGTGCCTCCATCGTACCCTGACCTACGTGTTTTACGACACTTGTTAAGTTCGAAGTAACCAATTAAATGGCCATCTCCGTACCCATCAGGACCGTAAAGAACGAGTTCGGGGTCGCATAGCCCTTCCACCACCTTAGCGAGTTTAAGTTCGCCGGCACGGAGAAAAAAGTTATGCATACAATAGAGAGTCCGTTCACTTACCTGTTCCTTAAGGTAAAATGGACGAATATCAAAGCCCCCTACGTAGTCAGCTCCGCAAGATTCACGGAAAGGCCCATCCTTGAAGCTTTTCTTTTCATTCAATGAAAAGCCGCAATAGATTAGAACCTCTCGAAGTAAATCGTACCCTTCAACAGGTATGATGATATCATCACCATAGGATCTGACGTAACGCGTACTAAGCTCAAGATGTTTACACACGGATAAAGCCAGGGAATAAAAAATCAAACTCTCAAGTTCAAAAGTATAGGCATTGCCCATACTGGAGAACTTGTTAAGCTTAATAATCCTGTCCTTATACTTTACTTCACCAGATCGGCACGAACTTAACAGTTCGAACCATTCAGGAGGTAATAGTGTAGACACAAGACTAAAGGAGATACAATCACTCGCGGAAGACAGATCAATAGTAGCTAAGCTATTATCTATACTGCCAATACAAGCGAAGACCTGATTTAGCCTTTGTGAGCTTAAGTCCAATCCATGAGACTTAAGCCGACGTTTTAGGTGAGATCCAATCCCCTTCTGCACAAGGCCGTTAAGAATAGGTTCAACAACTATAGATCGGTATGTCTTACTGGATTTCGGGACGAAACTCAGCTTACCAGGAACAACTCTCACATCTACCAACCACGATTCATCAGTGGTAGTGGCTGCATGTAGTGTTGCGATATGCGGAAATTCTTCAAGGATCTCCTGCACTAATGGAAGCATGGCTTCAGAACACTCTAAACCTGAGGAGAGTTTAGCTCTAGGGCTACACCTCTTCAGTGTTGTGCTGGTGTTTGTCCCCGGTCCGAACTGCATGTCTAAAGCGTCTAATGACGGAACAGTACCTAGTATATCAGCAATTTTTCGTTGAGCGTAGTACATTACTGCGCTAACGTCCGCTTGTGCGGAGCTGATATCTTGGAGTCTGTAATTCGTTTTAAGACACATGCGTTCTGCGTCGAGAAACTTATCAAACGCGACAACTTCTTTATCAATGCCAAGATCGATAAAGCTCTGCTTTTGCAAGAGAGCTTGTATCTGCCTAGCATAAACAAGGTCATCACGCTCATATAAGGTGTAATCGGGTTCCAAATCGATTACCCCTAACCAATCCTCTGACTGAACTAGTTTATTCAACTGGCCAGAAAGTGGGCCGCCTAGGTCCGCGCATTCACGGGATAACAGTTTCACTATTTCTACGGAACGAGAAACTGGGTACTTAGCGTGCCATCTCATATATCACCTATTTATGGGTCAACACCCAACAGACGTTGGGAGGAGATTAAGAAAATCTAACTATTTCTAGTTAGGGAGTACAACGCCAGAGAAAAGCGTGGGCAGTGGAGCAGAAGACGCAGACCAAGAACTACCAGCTGAAGCGTTTGTTAACGTTCCAGTACCAGTAGTGGAGGTTGCGCCTTGAGCTATACCAATCATCATCTTTTCAGCATTTGCTCTATCCGCGATTGTGGAACGTTTGTCAGCAAACATGGTTAAAATCATGGTTGTAACATACGCGACTTTCGGGGGAGCAACATAACCGGCGGATGTACCGCTAGCACCCAGGGTTTCCATAGTAGGAACTTCCAGCTTTGCCGACAACTTGTAACTCCCGTTTTTCTGCTTCTCTGAAGTCATCGTCAACCGTGGTTGACCTTCAAGAGGAATAGAAGCATCATTAGCTCGCCAAAATGGAACTGGCGTGTCAGTGATGGGAACGAGAGTCCACTCTTTAGGAGTGGCGGCATCGTCTTTTACTAATAGGTTAGTCATTGCGGCCATAATAGGCTCCTTGATAAATCAGAAATTAAAAGATAAATGGCAAAATTGCCGTGGATTGTAGGACATATAGAAAGGACTCTAACAAGCTAAAACTTCTGCCTAAGTAATGCTAAGGCATTCGCAAACCTCTTTGGTGATAAAACATCAGGGAGAGACACGAAATTAGGAGCTTGAACCTGCAACCCCGTCGAAACTGTACGTGTAAACTTTACGTATTCGAAAGTCGACGACGCGTTCCGATAATAAGGGAGTGGCTTTAAAACCACAGACTTATTCTCGTACTTCCACAAATCGCAGGTCATAAAACGACCACGAAGTGATGGAATAACATTTAAGTTCTCCAGATAAGATCCAATAGGGATAAACCAATCGACAACGAAAGAATATGGGAGCAATTCCCACATTAACGTAAGAGGATCGGTAAGTCCCAAAGACCTAGGAGCACT